ATTCATCTTCAAGATCCTTAAAGTAGTCAACACTTCCCGTTACTCTTTGTGCTGCACCATTATTTGGGGAAATCGTGTAAGTGTCAGTATTGCCTCTGTATGTAAGTGCTGCATATGTACTCGTGTACAAAGCAAATGCTCTCCACATTGAAGGCTCGACAGGGAGCCCGTATAGCGCTTCAACTACAGCTTTGCGAGGCAGGGCCTCTCCATAGATTGGTTTATGATCTTGAATATCCTTATACAAGTCTACACCACCAGCTTGATGGTCTTCTGCGATCATCAAGCTGACATTATCCACCAGACCATGAAGTCCAAACCTATAGTCCAAAAGCTTCTTGATTGGAATGTCTCCAAGATCTGGATTCTCTTCCAACAGCTGGCTAATGTCTCCAGACACATGACCGCCAGAGGTTACACTGCTTTGGGAAAAGTCTAAGTACTTCTGATCGTCTTCTAGTCTTACTTGAGTGTAGCCATCGTAATAGTCACTATTGGCAAATATAATTGGCTGTCCATTTGCACCAACACCCGCACCAACATTGCTTGCAGGCTCTCCCATGTTTGCACCAACACCCGCACCAACATTGCTTGCAGGCTCTCCCATGTTTGCACCAAGGGCATTCAGAGCGCTTGCAATCGAGTCATCATTGGGAACAAACAGTGCAGTCTCACTTGGATGGTACAAGATGTCATCCAGTACGAACTTGCCAAAGTTCTCCTCATCTGGTCTCGTAGTGTTGGTCATCGAACCAAGATCAAGCAGCTCATCATCGGTGGACCCTGCATGCTGAGCAAGATAGAGCGATGTCAAAGTCGGATCGTACTTGTCTAGCCCCCAGTTGTAAACTGCATTGAGGACCTCTGATCTGGCCGCATCAAGCCCATCTGCAGCAACTGATGTAGGCGTCAGGGTCTCGCCCTCGATGTAGGGCGAGGTCTCTTCCATCGTCAGCTTGACAGTAGACACACCAGGGTGTCCAGGCAGAGTCGCATGAGCACTTCCTGTGAATGCCATCCTCTTGGTCATCTCCCAGTCCAAGAGGTTGACACCACCACCTGCATTGGACTTTGACTCTAGCAAAGATAGGTCGTCGTACTCATAGCTTCCAAAAAGTCTAGTTATGAAACAGTCTACCGATGCGCACCAAGAGTCTGGAATCTGTCTGAAGTTCCTTGCGCTGTTCTGCAAGATGTTCTTCATACTGTTAATCTCTCTGGCCTCCAAGGGCAGGCCCTCCCTGTCTCCCACGCCCAAGGGAGAGTCTCCATCCTTGTAGGTGATTTCCATCTCGTAGTACGGCTGCACCGACCCCAGAAACTGGTGGGTCGGTGTGTTCTGCCCGATGATGGGAATGTCAGCAACAACATGTCTGAGTCCAGCTGACACATGTGTGACAACAGCACTGTGTTGGTTGAACAACTGCCCAACCTCTCCATTCGAATACTCGCTATTTGAAAGGGTGAGAGAAATGTCTTCGTACTTGTACCAAACATTGGTGACATAGGAGTTTTCTGTGTAGTATCTCCAGCCGTCAACATGCATCTGTGACATAAAATCTGCCATTTGCTCTTGGACTTTCTTCTGCTTTTTCTCCGTTACAAGCCTTGCTGCCTCTTGCTCCTCTTCTGTTGCATCAGTCGACGCAGTGCCTTTATTCGAAAGAGTTGAAGGCGATGTCGAATTGCTGGGCTTGTTGTTGTATTTTCCATCAATATATGACTCAATGTCAGGAAAGACTCCCTTCGCACCTCTTGCTCTAGTCTGGGCATGCTTGCCAAACTCTGTTAGGTTAAGATCGTTTTTGTTGATCTTCATCAGCAGAAAGTTTATTTTATTCTGCTGAGTATTTGTACTTAAATCTTCCAAATCTTTATAAATGCTTGCATCATTTGTGTGCTGTGGTCTTTCTACGAACTGACAAAATGCGGCTACAGCAATCTTGTAGTCGCCTGTTGCGTTCGCTACAGCCTCAAATAGTGGCCAGCCCTCGTCTAACTGAATCGTGTTAATGCTAAATACAGGATCCCATCTTTGCTTTACAGTACCAGCCTTGTTGCCCCATGCTGCTGAAGAGTCATTAATCTGAAAAAGACCAGCAGAGACAGCCCAGTTTGGCTTGTCTGGTCTTGGATCGTTTGGATACCCAACGTTGTATGCATTGTGATTAGATTTTCTTCGGCCCTCTGAAGACCTATTAGGGTCGCCATCTGGATGGGGGCTCTGATTGACAGCTTCATGATCCAGACCAGATTCTGCAACAGAGTTAACAATCGCAGCAATAATCATCATTCCGCTTGCCCCTTTTTCATTGAGCATTTGAGCAATGAGAGCTGCATTCTCCACTTTCGAATCATGTTTTGAGTATCTATCGTGAAGCATGTCCTTCATTGCACCAAGTTCAATCTTGCTGAGTACTGACTTTCTTTGAACATACTGGTTCTCAACCCAGCTGTCTGGGTAGCGAACACTTGCATACTTCTCGAATGAGAACCTCACTCCAGAGGCGACTTCAGGCTTTCTTGTTCTAATAGATCTGACAAAGTCTCTATCTTCGATTCCCTTGGATGCTGCAAAAGAAAGCTGGTCAGCACCACCAACCCCTTCGCTGTAAAGATTCCCATCTGATTCATAAAGCATCTTAGATATCCAAGAGCTCTTCAGACCAGCGTACCAGGGCAGCTCTCCTCCTTCATGGAGGGAGAGCGTAGTAAGCTTTCCTTCTGCAGTTTTTGCTGCTGCAAAGAAGTAGTCGAACCCATCTTGTGCAACAATATCTGCTTCGCAATCAATGTTGAAGTTCCTTTTCAAAGCATCTCTTTGAAGAAGGTTGATATAACGAACATAGATTCTGGAGTCAGACGGCTTGTTTACAAACTTTGCAGGAGACATGTTTGAGGGCAAGGGTAGAAGGTCAAAGACTTCTCCCTGATGCATCCTTTCCATGTCGATGATGGTCTTCTTGTCTAGGCTTTCATAATCCTTCTGGACAGCAGACCAGGGCAGGACTCCATTCTGGGTGCCAGCATTTATGTTGTAGTCAATCAAACTGGGCCTGTTTACTTTCTTTCCGTTCTCGTCGTATGTCCAACCAATGGAGTACTTGTAACCTGGACCGACTTCTCCCTCTTTCTGAGAGAACTGCCAATTGGTACACCAGTCTTCTCTGTAGAGCCAGTTGTTTGTGTATGGAAAGTAGTTAAACCAAGACAGCTGAAGGTCGAGAATCCATACATCAGTAAGGCCTGCAGCTGGTTGCACATTTGCATTACGCAGTGTAAAGGCCATTTTCTGATTATTGTTCGGTCCCCATTCTGGACACAAAACCTCTCTGAGGTATCTGTTCTCGATGAACATAAAAGGAGAGTGCCTGAACTCCACGAGTAGCCTGTGGAGATCAAGCATCATTTCGCTCTTAAAAGGGATCTGGACGTGGATCACCTTCTTGGTGTGACCAGATGCCATCTTCGTTGTCGACTTTGTTCTTAGTGTTTTCCAAGAGTATGTTAGATCTTGCTCGTTGAGCTGGATCATTGTTGGTGCAATCTTTAGACTTACGTCATTGATAACGAATACTTTTTCACTGTCAGTATAGTTGTTTGGCATTATCTACCTCAGTCAAGACCAAGCATTCTTTCTACATACGAGCCTGTAATGGGCTGTCTGTCATCATACACCCTAATGCCACCGGACATGTTTGGCATGCTAGACATTGCTGCAGCTGTAGGGCCTATCTGGCTACTGTCACCCAGCTTACCATTGACATTGAAATTCTGCCTAGTCTTAACTCTCTTCATGTGGTGTGGGTTGTTGCTAACTCCACCACTTTGAGACTTGTCATACTTCTGAGCCTGCTCTGGATTCGGACGTGGGTTGAACATAGAGCCACCAGCTTGCTGCTCTCTTAGAGCCAAGTCTTCGGCAGAGGCCCCTCCTCCGGGGGCCGAGCCGACTCTGCTCATCACTCCACCAACAAGGAGTGTGCCAACCAAACCTATTGCAGTCGGAACAAGCATCGCCTTCATGTTGAGCTTGGCACTTCTTGCCAACTGATCTGACGATAGGTTTAGAGCGTCTGCAACAGAAATCCTTGAGCCCTTGGAAGCCCCTCCTAGCATTCCACCAATTGCATCATTCTCTGCAAGCATTAGCTCTTTTAGGGCTGGGTCATCTATGTCTCTCTTCAGCATGGCTGCAAGAGTGCCTGCAGAAGCAGCCTCGATTTGAGGGTCGAGTCTGCTCTGGGTGACTGCAGCGACAACAGTGTCTATGGCTCTCCTGAGATCGACTGTGTGCTGATCCACAGTTCCATCGGTAAGCTTTTTGTTAAGATTCTTTGAGATCGCCTCAGCTGGATCATCGCCAGCTCCAGTAATCTTAACAACCCCACCATCGTCAAATGCGCTGCCTCCAAAAATCCTTTTCTCCATAAAGCTTCTAAACATCTTGTCGTTCCCTGCAAACAGTTCCCTCGACGCTTCCACCATTTCTGCTGCAAAAGGCAGGAACACTGGAAGCTTCTTTCCCTTAATTACCGCATGCTCTTGAGTCACCTGCAAAAGAGCAAGTGCTTCTGTTGCAGCATCAGTACTCAGGTCAGACATATTGAGAATTGATCTTCTGATCTTGGAAAGGTTTACATCAACCATTCCAACTTCTGTTTTAGCTGCATGCTCTTTCATCAGGTCTTGAACAATCCTCTTGTCCAGATCTTCTGTCTTGCCATATTTGCCTCCCATCATTTCGAGTGCATCTTTTGCCTCTGCACCAAACACTGCAAATGTAGTCTGGTATCTGTTCAGTCTCTTCATGTACTGGCTGGTTGGGTCTCTAGAATCCTTAAGCACGTTCATTGCAGATTTGCCACCAGCGTTCTTTGACTTGAGTACGTCTTCTGAAAAGAGAACAACAGACCAAGCATCACCATCGAAATCACCAAAGGCTTGGGCAGCAACACCAAAGTCGATCCTATACTTGTTCCTTTGACCATTAGCATGCACGTCCAACTCTCTTACAGGCTGGTAGACAACTCCTCCACCTTCATTACTAAACCATTCTCCAAGGTTTCTGTGCATTGAAGTAAAGAAAGCATCTACAGCCTTTCTGTGATTACCACCTTCGCCCATGAGATTGGCAATGGCTCCAAAGCTGTTGACTGTGGAACCTGTTCTTCTTTTGAGCCTTGCAATTGCTCTTTTGCCGCTTTTTGTTTGCTTAAACATGTTAAAGGCAATATCTTCTGTCGAGCCTCCAACTTCTTTGACACTCCTAAAGATACTAGTCATCTGCACATTACCCTGAGCAAGAATAGGGTGTCTTGTAGCTAACCCTACAGTGGCTTGAGCATTTTCTGTTTCCAGGCCTGTGAAGAACCTTCTCATCATCCTGCCTTCAGGAGTGACATCGTCAGATCGGTTTATTACCTTTCCGAACTTGCTTATTTTTCTATCAACAAACTTGTTAACATTTCCATGAGGCTCTATGTCACTAAGGGCTCCATCAGAGTTGCTGAAGTTTGCCATCTGAGACAGGAAGGCATTGGAGTCCATAAAGATTCCCATCCCACCTGAGGCCCTCATAGCCTTCATGGCACTCTTTTGCTGATTGTCTGTCAGTCCGACCCCAGAATAGGGGTCGATCATTACAGCCGTATGAGTGCCTGATCCCTTGATCTTGCCACTCAGAACTCTTGATCTGACATTGGAGTACATGTCAATGGCTTCTGATTCGTACTTGTCAAGTGCTGGCATGATACTGCTACCTGTTCCGGCACTCTCAAACATGCTAGCGCCAAGCTCATTGACCATTCTGTTGAATGGTGCATCAACAATCCGTGCACCCTTGTCTGTCTTTATAGAGACCTCTCTGACTGCTTTAAAAGCATCTGCACCTGGAAGAAAGATCTCTCCAGTTCCACCAAACTTCTTTCTGAGCTCCGCTGCCAGAGACTTGAACTCTTCGGCTTTCCGGCCCCCCTGAACCATCTCATCAACATCAGACAGATCCAGAATGGTTCCACTGTCTGACTCCTTTAAGACGTCAACCAATTTCTCACCCTTCGCCATTCTGTTAGAGATCAACTCTGCCAGTCCAATCCTTTGCATCTTCTCTGCAGCTTCTTCAGTTATAAAATCCTTGCCTTTCATGGAACCGACCATTGCAGTCATTGACTCAGCAAGAACCAAGTGCTCGGCAGCGCCAACCTTTCTTCTGTAGATTCCAGACAGAATCTTTGAGATCTGGTCTTCACTCATATCTGGGTTAAGTCTTAGCTGGTGCTGCAGTTGCTCAAAGGTTCTGCGCTCTACTGAACCTCGGGCGTTGACGAAAGTCTCAGCGCCCTCTCCCTTTGCAAAACCGCTAATACCAAAAGTAAAGCCTTTTTTTGCTTCTTCGATAATTTTCATTGCTTTGTCTTTTCCAAACTCCTTTTCAATAATCTGGTTGACAGTCATGTTGGCGCTCAAAAGCTTTTCACCATGCGCCATCATGCCACCAGCTACAAGACCAACTCTTTGGGGGGTGACCCCAGCATCCCTCATCTTCCGAAGAGAAAACCTGAACAAAGCTTCTGTTTCTGTCATTCCTTTTTCTGTTTTAAGAATATCGCTAATAACATTCTTGGCTTCACCAAAGACACTGTGAATCCGGCCTACTGACCTATCTGGATCTTCTGAGACTGAGAAGTATGCAGCACCTGTAAGAAACTGGTGTTCCATAAAGGCGGCGCTTTTCTTCAGCATTGAACCTTCCGTGACCAATGCTCCTTCCCTGACAAGGCTGGCTAGGTCACCGCCTCCCCCTACCAGCTTTATTGCCTCGGCTTCGCCAATCTCGTCAGTGATACCCTTGGCCAAAGGCCCGAACAGCTTAACTCCTGTGCCAGCTGTTTGGTCTGTCTCGATAGCAAGGTTGATCAGATGCTGTCCATATGCACTTGAGTATCCAGCAATCTTGATCCTCACATCTCCACTTGCAGCAGACGCCTCTTGGGTAAGGCGTCTGACACCAGACTTGCTCATACCAAGAACTCTTCCATGCTCTGCTAGCTCTGCTGGGGTGAACGTAACAGTCTCACCGCCCATGCCCTCATCTAAAACCCTTTGCAAGATTGGACTAATAGCACTCTTGTGGACATTGGGGTCTAGCACTGGTATGGTTGACAGCTTTGTGCTGGTAAACTTTCTGGTTGTAAAAACAGTTCCACCTGTTTCAGATGTCACACTAGCAAGGCTTCCTATTACCTCTTTTGGTCTTACGTCCATAATGACAGCTTTGTTAATCCTTCCTTCACCAGACCTGAACCCAGCGCCTCTTCCGCTTTTTCCCATGCGTCCGTCTTTCTTCTTAACAGTAAAGAACTGGCTTCTACCAAAGAACTGCCTTTCGCGAGCAGTAATAGGCAGGCTTTTTCTTGTATGCCCTCCTACCCTCCCAGACATCATTTGATCAAGAGTTCCGCCCTGGGCATACATTACGCTGGTGTACACTCTCTTGCCTCCTGCAAGAATGGGGTCTTTAATTGTTGTCTGGATTGCATCTGGGCTAACACCTGGATCATACCCAGGCATGACACTCATGCCCTTGATCAGGGCCATCTGTGCTTCTTTGTCTTGAATGTTCTCCAATCCAAATACCTTAAGATGGCTCATCTTCTCTCTTTCGAATTGGGTAATTCCTGGTGCTCCTTGTGTGTTCGTAACACTGTCTCTGCTTCTGTCACCGACAAGCATAACTTCTGTTAGTGACGCATTGAAAGCATTCTTTCTTCGCCCCAATCCAAATAAGCTTCCAGCTTCTTCCAGCTCAGTAAGAAATCTTCTTGTTTGAAAATCTGCAAAGTTTACTCTTGAGCTTGCGACAAAAGCTTGAGCTCCTTGTGTGTTTCCTCTTCTCATCATTGCCACAGCCTGAGAAGCATCCTTCTCGCTAATCATTCCCTTTGGGGCGACATAGGGGGTCTGCAGCTGCTCACCCATATAAACCCTGTGTTTTCCAAACTCGATGTCTGTCAAGGAAACATTCGTGACAAAAGCACCAGAGCCGAAAGAGCCACCGCCCCTGTTGCTTCTAATCTGTGCTGTAGTAACACCACCCTTTCTGACAAGGCCAACAGTGCCTTGTCCTTGAACTGCTTTCTGAATAGCCTCAAGCCTCGACACTCCCGCCTTGCTGAGGCCCGATCTAAGATCCCTCCCTCGTGCGCTTGAAGCAAGAGCGGGAGATGGAGGGGGGAACGCACCTGATAAGCTTCTTCCAGTTTTGGGAACGCTAAGATGCTTTCCTATCTTCCTATACTCTTTCAGGTGTCGAGAGAAAGCAATTTGGCCATCTCTGTTTTCTCCCCCTTCCATGATGGTTCTGATAGCACCAGCAAGAACCTTTTTGACCTCATCAGGATTGCTTTCCAATCTCATTGCGTCTTCGAGAATGGAACCCATTTGCTTCTTGACGACGTCAGACATGCCAGAGTTGGGGTCCTCAATCGTAGAAGACAATGCCTGGAACACAGCACCCTGCTGGTCTAGCATCTGTGATAGTTTTTCTTCGCTTGTGATAGCGTCAGTTAGCTCGGTTATGAGTTGGTCATTTCTTTTTACTTGTCTTTCCGCAACTGCTTCGGCCTGCCTCCTTACATCCGATCCAACATCTCTGCCCAGTCTTCCAAGCCTTCCGCTCTGGGCAGACAGGGCCACATTGGGGGACTCGCCAGAAGCGACAGCAACAGCAGCATCAAGCGCATTGGCTGACGACCTGTTGGACACCACTTGTCCGTAGCCATACAGGCCACCAATCAGCAGCGGCGATGCTGCCACTGACAAGCCAAATACATCTTTGAAAACAGAATCATTATCGGGGGGCTGTGCCATAGTGTTTACGAAGCCTCTGTTGTGTCTAGAATCGTTTTACAAATCATCTTACACCAAGTGTGCTAGAAAGACTACAAGAAGCGTTGCAGGGTACTTGTTATCCCATCTTCTCTTGTGTCACCAAGCTCCAAGTTTGCGCTACCAGTTCTTCCACCTGTTGGTGTAACTGAGATATCCATTCCTGTGCGACTTGCAGCCCTGTATGCATCCCCTGCTGTGATGTCAGAAAGCTGCTGTGCTGCCATGACAGCCATGGGCTCTGCCCTTGCATATCGGACCTGCTTCTCCCACACATTGTAGTTGTGCATATTCGAGGCCTCTTCGTTAATAAAGAGGACTCGAATATCGTCCATCTGGACTCCTTGGTCCCAGCCAATAAAGTCTGGAGGAGGCAGGGGGTTCTCTTCAAAGTAGTTAAGAAGCTCATAGAATCTCTGTCGGATATATCTGGGGTCAACGTCCCGAGAGCGACTGCCACCAAACAGCTCCATGTCTTCCCCAGAGTCGAGCCTTTGCCACATTGCCTTGTAGAGATGCTTATGGTCTTCTGGAAGGATCTTCAGAATCTGAGACCTTTCTTTTTCTCCTGCCTCAAGGAATGAGTGCATGTACTTTCTCTGCTCGATGGGCAGAGACCAGTACACACCCATTGTCGATCCATATGGATTGATTCCATATCGAGTTTCAGCTGCGCGCCTATACAGATCGTTTGCATTGCCTCCCATCTTCTCTGCTTCTAAAGCCAACGAAGCGTACTTGTAGAACTCCAACTTGTCGAAGTATTCGTTTGTATCGTGAATCTTCTTCCTGTAAGAAGGAGTGAACTCGCCTGGAAGCAATGAACCAGCTGTCAGGAAGGCTGGTCTGAACCAGTCATTCCATGGAGCCTGCCAGTCTCCAGTCGGGGAGCCATAAACATTTTCATACTTGTACTGCTCAATGGGGTCTCTCATGAATCCAGTGAACTTCTGGAAGGGCCTGAAACCAAATGGGACCAAGTACTCCGCTGGGGCAGCGGCACTTCTGGCTGCAGCCCAACCTGTCTGCCAAGCTGCTTGGGTCAGACTGCTCATCAGGGGGACTTCAATAGCTCTGGGGTTTACCTTTTCATTGACATAGCCCCTAAGGGTTCTGCCTGCATCTTGAGACATCTGCTCAATCTGTTTAAGCTCTTCTTCTTTGTATGCACCATTCTTGGCCATCTCATATACAGCTTTCTGCGTCTCTCTAAACTCTCTTGTCTCTGGAGCAAGGGCAGATAGAACTCTCATCCTGTGAATCATCGGGTAGTCTTCAGGATGGACTCCTGCCAGCTCTGGGTAAATGTTCTCCATTGAGGGGCCAGGAAGCAGGGATCTGGCTAGGCCACCGGCCTTTGCAGTTGGAGAACCCATGCGTAGCTTCATAGGCATCCAACTGGGCTGGTCGTTCGGAAGAGGGTTGAATGTCTCGTACTCTGAGCTTCTTCTCATCAGGACACGTCGAACTGCTTCAGTTGTTCCTGGGTCACCAATCTCTGAATCCCAGAAAGATGCAGTCATTGATGTTCTGTAACCAATAGTGTCAAGATGAGGTCTTCTTGACTCAAAGTTTTGGTCACCAATTGTAGCCTTTGAAACTGTGTTTGCGGCCCAACCCCACATACCAATCATGTCAGTAAACTGCTGATACATATTAGCTGCTCTAGTGCCAAAGCTGTTTGCGCTAATTGGATCACCCAGTGCAGAGTAAGATGGGAAGTCAGGATCGTTCCACTCATTTTCTCTTATATACTTTTCAGGCTTTACAACCCTGCCAATGGTGGCAGCAAGAAGGCCTCCTACAATTGGAATGTTTTCAAATGCAGACGCAGATGCAAGAGATGGGTCTCTGTACATCAGCTCTTCTTCTTGTTGGTATGTGAAGTTCTTTAGGAAGAACTTTGTGATTGCAAGACTGTCCTGTCTGTTACCCCACTCCCAAGCATCATCTGTGCCATTCATGATCTGGGCAATCCTGGAGTGACGAAGCTTCACGTTGGCTTCGTCACCTCCGAACTCTCTTGATCCAAAGAGCCACCACCGACCACTCTTGACTTCAACAAGCTGGTCGCCTGAGTAGATGTCCCTGAGCTCTTCTGAGGACTCCATTGACCCGAGCAGTCCACCTGTCAGAAGTTGCTGCCCCATAAAGGCAGCGACACCAAGTGTGCCCAGTGCTCCTAGCCGGCCCCTGAGCTTGAACTCATCGTGTGCAACATGCTGCTTTGGGTCAAGCCCCATGATGGACGCTCTGACGTCTTCAAACAGCCCTCTTGCTTCCAGCTCCACTCTCCTGAATGGGGAGTCACTCTGGTGGTACTCACTTGCAATCTGGTCTAGTCTTTTTTCATACTTCTTTGCTGCAGGAAGATCTTGGTACTCAGCTTCTCTTTGAATTCTCGCCGAACGCATAGCGTCATTTCTTGTTCTCACATAGTCTCGGACCCTGTCGTATGACAGGTCTTCGCCATCTGTGAAAAGGTGCCTCATCCCAAACTTGAACTTTCCTTGAGCTTTCTCATTAAACTTTTCTTCAACAATGGATCTCAGTGGTCGAACATAATCGTCTGCCGCAAATCCAACCTTCTCCAATCCATGCTGCAGCAGTGTCTTCCCACGAAACTGAGAAGCACCAAGTGTGACTGCCGCTGCAGCGGAGAAGGCACCCATCTCTACGGTTGACACACCTGGGAGCAACCCTTCCATCGTTCTTCGATAGTAGTTGAAGGGGTTGAGGGTGTTGCCTCTAAGAGTATCCAGTGAAGAATATGCGCCAGCAAAGCCAGAGATTAGTCCATTCGACATTCCAGGGGTCAGCACCTGTCCAAAGAAGCTGGCCGCTGCTACTCCGAAAGAGGTCTTGTTTGAGAAGTTAAACTTCTTGAACGCCATGCCCAGGCCAGCGCTAACAATGCCTGATATGGGTATGTTGCCCAGTCCACCGAAGTCGTCTCTGAAGTCACTGAGTGTAGAAACGCCTAGGCCAATAGCTCCAAGCTTCATGGCCTTTTTGCCATATCCCATGAAGTACTGTCTAAGAGCAGGCCCTTCTTTGACTCTGTCTACTCCTGCAGCTCTGACCATCTCCTGGAGTTTTGGAGATGGTATAAGTCCAACTGTTTGGTCAACAAGCCTGTTGAATCTTTCGACAGATGCAGCAGCAACGCCTCTTATCAGCCCCGTTCTTCTCATCAGGCCGGCAGCGTCATCTACATCTCCCCGAATAGAAGAGACTGGAAGATACGGTGCATAGGCGTGTACAGCCTTATCCCCCAGCTCCTCAGCGTGTCCCTTGATCTTTCTTTTGAAGATCCTGCCAACCTTGTGATCTCCCTCGTGCCTATATTGATCAGTAGCCTGCATGTAGCCTTTGGCTGCAGGGTTAACTGGAGTACTCTTACCAATGTCCAACAGCTCACTACTGGTGTCACTGTATTCCATCAAATTGACATTGGAGGACAAAAGAGCAGACTTCTTGTCCACGCCTTGCTTGGGAACAGCGTGCAAGCTTCCTATTCCGTTCTTCTCTCTCTTGAACAAGATATCAAACTCTTGCGCACTAGAAGTAGAATGAATTCCCTTTTCTTTTAGCTCTTCCGTAGACAATCCAGTTACATCAGACAGATAGCTTATGCTTTCTTTATTCTGAAAAAACGAACTATCATACATTACGCTCAGTGTGTCGTCGACCATGGAGGCACTAACACCTGGAACGCTTTGCTTGTTAATCTGTCTCATCTGATATGCAGATGAGGTAAAAGGACTAGCAAACTCTCTAATGCGGAAGGTATGCATCAGGCCCAAAGGAGAGCTGTCTCCCAAGTAGGTAGCCATGTCTGCAATGTCATCAAGGAACCTAGTGCCATCACCTCTGGTACTCATTGCGTACATGAGGCCCATGGAACTGACACCGGCTGCTAAGGCCGGTGCCAGAAGGCTTCTATCGTTTGATGGATCGGAAGAGTCCATGGCTTAGCACCTTTAATTATTAGTGAGCCTATCTAGCCTTTCTAGATCTCGACTAGATAGATTCTCTTTTCTCACCCTTGTCTTACCAACCATCTTACCTCTTTTTCCAAGCTCCTCAGGGGTCTTGTCCCAAACAGTGGACCCTTGCATCTGTCCATGGTACGCAGACTCCATCGAAGCATTCTCTGACTCTGTCCTAATCCTCTGGTTCTTTGGAGGACCCTTGTCCTTCTTGCCGATGTCATTGACATCAAAGGCTTCATATGGGAACCCCTTCTCAATTAGCAGAGCTTCAGCTGCAGCAAACATTTCAAGAAGCTTCACACGACTCCACTCTTCTAGGTCATCTGGCCTGTATGCGGGGTATGCAATAAGTACAATCCTTTTAATCTTCTCGTACACGCTATACCTTGGATGGTACTTGCGAGCCAGAATGATGTCTTCCTTGATTGTGGATTGGTTATCACCGCTCAACCAAAGAGCGGTGCGACCAATCGATACGCTGGCTCCTGCATGCATGTTTGAGGAGAGCATGTCGTAGTTGCCAAAGAAGACTCTCTTGAATGCTTCTTCGCATGCCCTTTCTTCTGTAATCTGCCCACTGTCGCGAAGTCCAGAGATGATTCTAAACTCACGCATGGATAGCAGGCGCCACAAAAAAGTGTAGCCTGCTATCTCAGTTTGGTAGACTCCATCTGATTTTAGGATGGATTGAACGTCCATGACACCCGCCTATCAGATGCGAATGGTCTGGGACATAACCTGCTGTGGGGTCCAGAAGTAAGACACCTGCTGAACTGCAGTATACAGTGAGTCAATAACTCCAGCCGGTGCATTCTGAAAGAAAGCTTCAGCTTTGTCAGCATTGTTCAGAGCTGGATAAACCAAGCAGTTTCTAACCAGGGTTCTGGTTAGCTCTTCTTCCAAAGCTCGGCCCTCCTTGCTGTTGTTTTCCTGAAGCTGGGTAATGTAGCCCTGGATCTGCTTCCACTTAGAACGCTTTACAGAGGTGTAGATGTACAGCTCTTCCTCGCTGAACAGAGTCAAGTAGATCGATCCATGCTTCTGCTTTAGTGTCGCCAGAGCGGCCTCTGGGTCCTCTGTACCACGTGCAGCAAGGATGGCGATAGCACGCTCTCTGATGAAGTCATCAACAGTTTTCTGCTCCTGTGGCTCCTGCTCGGGAGTCTCATCCTGGATGTGCTGCTCTGCCTTCTTCATGACTGCATCTAGATCTTCCATCTTCTTCTCTCTCTTTGGTGCTGGCTTGAGTGCCTTCTTAACTGACTTAGCCTTCTTTGGCTCAACCTTCTTCGGTGCTGGTTGAGTCTTTCTCGCCACTTCCTTTCTCGCCTTGTTTACATCTCCTCTGGAGTCGTGAACATCTGGCTTGTAGTCATTAGGGTCGATATAGTTCTCGCCCATCATTTCCTGGTTAAGAGCATCCTTGTGAGCAAGGATTTTGGTTGCAAGAGAGTCATCTGCCCTGGGCAGTGCAGGCCCTCTTGCATTTGCATCAAGCATGCCGCTCAGGTGAGCTGGCAGATCATTTGTGTTCATTTGTTTTCCTAATCAATTACTGGGGTCTGATGTAGGCGTTTTTAACGTCGGGGTCAATTCCGTCCCAAAGAGATCCTTCAGGAGGCTCAGTAGAGTCGATATCACTCTCTTTTGGCTCTGGCTGGACCACCACAGGTTCCTGCTTCTTTGAAGCCAATGTAAGTTCATTTCTCGCAATGAATGGATACGATTCCAAGATAACATCCTCACTTACTTGGATCTGTTTTCCACGCCCAAGGAAGTGCACACTTGTGAGCATTACACCCCAATCGCCATTGGGCAATTGTGCAGTTGGCTGGCCTGCTTTGATAGTGATTGTCACTCCACCAATGTCACTGGGGTTGGCTGTAAATGCCAACCCAGAATTGCCACCCAATGTTGTGCTTGACCAGTAGCTCTCTTTTAGGGCTTTCATTGTTTCAGCAATTCCATCTACATCTTCACCTTGGTTGTAAGAGAAAACAGCTTGCTCAATTGCGGCATAGGCATCTTCCGGAGTCAGGTTCCCCACAGAAGCAGTATTGACCTGAACAGATCCAAGCTCCCTTTCAGCCATTTCAGTTGCTCTGTATAAGTAGTCTTGGTGAACCCAGTTGCAAACCAAAGAGCCCTGGACAAGAACCTGCCCCCTCCCGACTGCATCAAAGTGGGTAGAAGAATAACCGTAGATGGGAAGCTTGCTTTCCTGGAGCTGATAGCTGATACCAACAGTCTCCAAGATTGGATAGCCGTTAACGTGGACCGTGCACTGAGCCCCACATTTGTACATGTCAGAAAAAGAGTATGAACCCATTGTCAGTCTCCAAAAAGAATTACTCTTAAAGCTGCATCAGAAGAGATACCATATGTCTCTCCAGCGTTGCTGCTGTACGCACCCTGCCGAAGCTCTTTGTCCCAAGAGAAAGGCTTGTAGTCGCATGCTGTAAACTCTGCTGCAATCTGAATGAGGCCATCATCAATTGAGATGGTCTTTGCTTCAGTTACAAAGTTTACGCCCACAATCATTTCGGATGCGCCCCTGCCTGGAGCAGTAGCGCCTCCAATTTCAGTCTTCTTGTTTCTTTGACTTGCATCAGTTCCTGCAAGTCGAGTTTCAAAAGGATTAAGTGTCTCTGTTCTATACATCACAATAAGATTGAAAGGAGGCAAAGACGACATCAGCCTATTCGTGTAGTCAATACCATAGTAGCTTCCAACACCATTTAGTGCAGAGTCTACGCTCCAGTGAGGGACTCGCCCCTTTCTTCTGCCTACCATAGTCTGATAGGAGTCCATCAGACCCTTTAGGGGGTGTTCTCCCAGCTGCTGCAGGATCATGCTGCCTGCGATTGTCCTGATGCCAGAAGCATATCCCTTGACTCCTTTGTATCCCAGGCCTCTAGCTGCACCTCTGGCTTCGTGCACGGAAAGGTTGAGTGAGTTGATGCTTGTAAGAAGCTTTTTCTCCTCAGGGGTCTCTTGAAAATAGTAGTAGCACTTTGCATCTGCACCAGACAGCGCAATTTCTCTTTTGTAGGACATACTTCTCTCCAGTGTTTACACTATACATCTACCAAGAAAAAGAGGCCCCCGTTAAGGGGCCTCAGAATCTTTCAGGGTTTTAATGACTTACTAGTCAAGCTGATCCTGGAAGTCGTTCATGTCTAGCTCTCTCCAACCAACGATGCTGATAGCAACATATGTTGACTGCTGCTCAATGGCAGAGTCGTCAACACTGACTCCGCTTGCCTGATTGAGAATCTCAATTCCAAGAATTCTCATGCTAGCAGCGTTGCCGTACTCATTTGCAGCCACAACAACCGCATCAAACGGGGGAAGCTGGTCCATGTAGAAAGCACTTCGAGCAACATAGTTACTAGTCAGATCGCCTGTGTCAAACTGAAAGTTTGGATCATCTGCAACATTGCTCAGAGTATCCTGGCCAGCGCTTGCATCGTTGAGGTTGTCAATCGATCCAAAGATCTCGTCCTTGCGGGCAAGATACTTCATGTCGGCGAAAGGCTCAGTGTAGATGGGGTCCTGACCGAGAACAAGGTTGACCATTGTTCCTGCAATACCACGCTTTCCTCTTGAGAAGGAAAGCGGGTCAGGGCTACCGAGAACATAAACGGGCACCTTCTCACGCTGGATAGCGTGAGAGAGGGCCTGGGAGGCTCCGAAGTATTCGCCATTGATGACAATGCGGATGTCCGCACCACTGTAGGACGAATACTGACGGGACCGCTGAATGGGTGTTGTTGACATTTTTAGTGTCTCCTATTTTAGAGGTCTGTCTCATCAGCCGCAAGGGAGGTGCGGAGAGTGACTGCTTCAATTGAGAAGGGTGGAACGATTCGAAGAACAACAGTAAGGTTGCCAAGAATTCTATCAAGCTGAGTTACCTCGAAGACAGGCTCAGCAAAGCCATTGTTGAACTCATCAGATCGCTCTGCAGTGAGGAATCCTTCAATAGAGTTCTTCATGCTGAGAAGCTGAACACTGGTGAAAGGCTTGCCAATGTACTGCTTGACAATGCTGCGGACACCGGAAACCTGACGCGAAAGACAGCGCATGGTGCTGACCTTGTTGTAGTCGGAATCGGGATGCGCAGAAGTGTCGCCCTTGACATTGATGAGAGCACCGTCATCAACAGAGACAGAAGTGATTCTGATGGAAGCCAAAGAATCAATCTGGTCAGCCTGAAGACGAAGTCGGTTACTGATCTTAGCGAATCGACCGTTGGGGCCAATTGGGGCAATGTTCTCGGGAAGACTAGCAAGCAGTCCAAGAACAAGACCAGCCTGCGGTCCACGATAAGCGGTGGAACCATTGAAGGAGTGCTGGTGAACTGGCCAGCCAGCGCAAGCGATGCCGTAGCGACCGATATCAACGGGAGCGTTGTTGAATCCTGCTTCCTCGTCACCATCATTGATGCCGTAAGCCCAGTCAGAACCAACCGGAAGGTTGCTTCCCTTTGTCTTGATCAGTCCACCGAAAGCGTAGCCATCGGTGCTGTTGCCTTCCACGACAAGAGCAGAACGGTATCCTGCAGAAGTAGCAGCCTTACCAGCAAAGAACTTGTTGCCAAGAATTCCGTTGCCGTTGTCTGCGACAGCGTCAACAGCCTGAACTTCGCCAATGGTGCTGTAGGTCGGCTTGTCGCCAGCCCAAGCTCCAAGACCGCTGGGGGCAGCAGAAGAAGGACGCTTGAAGTTCATAGCAGTCATAACCATGTTGTGGCTACGGCTGATACGGTCACAGAAGGAAAGAGCCTGATGGTAGAAGTTAGCTTCACGAAGCTCACCATCTGCACCAGCTGCCCAGCGAGTGGTGACTGCTGCGGGAACAGTGTCGCCAGTAAGGTCAGCATGCGAAAGGGCAGGGTTCGGACCAGTGCCTCCAGTAAGGTTGGCCTTGGTGGCACCACCACCCAGGGCAGAAGCTGTACCGACAGATGCATCAAACAATGTTGACGCCTTGTTGCCATTCTTCATGGTGAATGCATCAAGAGCAGCGTCAATAGCAGTAGCGGTGGCGCTTTCGCTTGCAGCACCATCGTCGGTGACGGTGATATCAATTCCGAATGCAGTCTCAGAGACGCTTACAGTTGGCCCAGGAGAACCAACAACAATCTCTACAGTGTGAGCGTTGCCGCCGATTCCAGCCTTAGAAGCAGTAACGACAAGGCTGCCGACCACAGGCAGCGAGGCCTTGGCAGCAGATCCAATGCCTGCAAAGTAGGTAGCAGAATCAGTGAAGTAGGTGTAGACCTTACCCTGGTAGCGATACTGCCAGAGGTAGCCAAGACCATTGTTGCTGTGCTTGTAATATGGGATGCCCTTTCCGAAGTAACCGTAGCTGGCTACGTCAGCGCTAGTGTCATCGACGATGTTGAGGTCGTCGATAAGCGCATTTGCCGGATAAATCATGTTCAGGTCGTTGTTGTCGAGAAGCTCGTAAGCCTCAGACAAGGCAGCGTAGCGAGCAACCAAAGAAGGGTTGGAGCCATCAGCACCAGCGACTAGTGTTACGGCAACAGTTGCTGCACCACCAAGAGCATCAGTGAAACTTCCAGGAACAAGACTAGCGAGATCAACATTTGTGGCAGTGTCTGACGGATCAGTCGAATCTCCACAGTTGAAGTCACCAAAGTTGGTGTCAGTAACAATCACTAGTCCAGTATCGATAACCTTGATCTCTTCGGAGTCAAAGACGTAGGAAGCATCTTCCACATCAAAGAGAAGATATCGGTTGTCGCCATCACTGTTGCGCTCGATGATCAGATGGTAGCGAGAAAGAACAGTGTCGTCTCGACGCTCAGTCTCGATAACAAGAGTTCCACCTGCACTGTCTGTCAGGGTCACCTTTCCAGGCGAGCCACCGATGCGAACTGTTGCGATGTTCTCAGCACCCTGGGAGAAGACCTCATGCACACCACGCATAAGCTCAGAGCTTAGACCGTAGTAGGAGTCTTCAGTAGAAATGTTTGCGGCACTTCGCAGCTTGTAGCTGCTACCGGAAGAAGCAAACCCAAGAACCACGATACGCGGCTGGTTACTTGAGATTGTCTTGTTGAAGAACTGGTCACCGAACTGTGCTCGGATTCCAGGGATGTTGTTGAAAGCCATTTTTTTAGTCCTCCAGGCCTACTAAGTATAGGCCAGAACGTAGTCGAATAGAACGAATCTTGGGATGAGAAGATGTAATCAACTCAGCAAGTTGAACCTGGAAATTTAGTGGACGTGTTTCTATCTTCTGGCCAGCAACGTTAGTCGCCGTATCCATTCCACGCCCAGTCCACTCAAACGAAACTGCCCCCTGCTGTTTGACCCTCCAAGTCTCCATGACTAGAGTTCTCTCTAGCCACAAAGCAACTTGATTGGCAGCAGTAGCATTAGGCGACCAAACTGCCAGTTCGATATTATGCATTATATATCGAACCTTTACTTCGATAGCTCTATCAAATTTTGATGGGTCTTGATAAACCCTCTGTGGTCTATGCAAACGAGATTTAAACTTGCGACCGTCAGCAGACATGTTTGCTGGCTTGCGTGACATTACGCGATATGTGATTACGGCTTTCCTGTTTCTAAGTAGGTTACCAAGTCTGTCTCCAGAATGGTCGTCCACAAGAATGATTCTTTTGCTTTCTTCGATTCCCTTTACCTCTTGCACCTTATCAAGAATGTCCTTGATAGTAGACACAAAGCCCTCTAGAAGCATTGCGTTCGGCGCAAGAGATGAAAGGTCTAGCTCGAAATCATCACTTAGTTCTACAGATAAACTTCTGCTGTCAGACTGCCCCAGTCCGTCTTCAAAGTCAAGTGTGACCCTCTCCAATGGAGTCGGGTCGCGATCACTTATGATAGCGTCTTTGGACATTTATCCCTCAGCTGGTAAACACATTTGGTCGAATTGAGTTTCGCTCTAAGCAATATACAGCATAATACTCAATCCTCCCGTTTTTACCTCGTCGGTCAGCAACTGTCTGTGGCCTATAAATTGCTGTCACGATAGGCTGCTTCTTGGAATCCAGGATCACTTCTCCCTCTTGGTCAAGCAGGCACTCTGCAATGAAGTCTCCCGTTCTAATTCCAATATCGTATCTCAGATAGAATACTTTGCTTTCTGATTCCACATACCCAGGCTGGGACATCTTTTCCTTTGCTGCCAATCCACCAGAGGAGCTGACCCAGACATTGCGTGTCAGGGTCCAACTTCCATCCCAGTAGTAGCCAACCCCTCTGCAGTACTTGCAGTGGATGTCAGGATCTCTTGTCAAGTTATCAAGACACACACAGGCCTGTGGCTCCCCATCTGAAGACCTTCTGGTTTTCCATATCTGAATGGGATGCCCCTGACGGGGGCAATCCCCTGTGCCGAACACAATCCTATCGAACTCGCTTCTAAGATCAACACCAGTTGTTCCTGCAGGGCTGCTTGAGAGTTGGCTCCGTCCGGTAAGGGACGGAGAGCCAAATCCATATTTGGAAGGTCTTTTCTTGAAGCTCATGAGAGCTCCCAATCAGAGTTCATGGCTCCACTTCTGTGAGAGCTATCGTACCCCTGCTTGTTGAACCCACCATCGTCGGGGCTCAGAGTAGTGTTCAGAGCTGGGACGTCGTACTGGTGGTACCTTGGGTCCAACCAGTTTCTTCCTCCCCTTCTTCTGTCTGGGGTATAACGTCCACGAACAGCAGTCTGAGACTCATAGGACTGTCCAGGGGCAAGCGATCCACCAGCCTGCACAACTACGAACCAATCTTCTCTTAGCTCTGCTAGCCTCTGCTTTAGCTCTGTCAAGTGCTTCGACACGCCTGGGCTAGATCCACCAGACTTGTTAACTGAGAAGTCTCCAAGAGTTACCTTGTCTCCAGCTGAGGCATTATAAATGGTTTCCTCTGCAAGATGAATCCCCCTCAGGGCTGCATCGTAGATGACAAAGTATGTTAGCGCCTCATCAAGTCTTGCTCCATAAGAAGTAGAAGTAGGCTTAATGTAGTCGGCCTTCTTCGAAGAAACATGAATACAAAGAGACAAAGTGATGTCATCGATATAGTCAATAGCTGCCCCTACCTCTCCACGAACCAAGTCTGGAGAAGCATAGAACGGATTCAGTTCAGTGAGGAAGTAGATAACTTGATCAGCAGAAAGGGTGTTTCCACTTGTGTCAGCAACTGAGGAGTCGATTTCGACAATCACCAACTTGTTCTGTGAGAGGCTTTGAGCCTCGATTGAGATCGACCCTGGGATGGTTACATCAAAAGTCAGATACTGATTCACAGTCTGAGTGTCAATGGTTGATACCCAGACGTCAGTCCAGAGCCCCTCGTCTGTGCTTCCACTTGTAACAGTGTACTGGTACTCGTAGAATCCAGTTGCAACATTTGTCGAAGTGAATGGGCCTGCGGTAGCAGATGTAAATGTTCCAGCTTCTGTCTCTGCTGTAATCGTTTCAGAGGCAACAGCAGAAGAATAGATGTAGACAAGAGGTGCAGAGTCAGCATTGACTCTGTCACCGCTTCCATCTGTAAGAGTGCAACGGAGATATAGGCTCTCTCCAGTTCTCACCTGTGATCTTGTACCCATGAGGGACTCCTAGAATTCAATGGTTAGAGTAGAGCCACTTACTGTCAGCTTTGTAGCCAACTCTTTGATGCCTTCCTGTCCACCAAACAATCCAAGGGCTGGATGTACCAAGACCTTAATGCTGTCCTCTGACACAGTTGCTGCATCTACTACCGCATCGAAAGTAATCGTAATAGTATCGATACCAGGATCAACTCGATAGTGACCAGACTGGGGCACTGAAGACAGAACCTCTAGGTCTGTAGACGTTGACACACTTGGAAGAACGCTTGCAGGAGGAAGCGACTCTGCCGGTGTTGACGGCGAGTCGGGGACTGCAGTGTAGTTGCCATCGTTTGTGGTGAAGCTCCACTTGTAGTTTACTGCTAGCAATTCTGCAGCGTAAACTTTGATGGAAAAAGTGTCGCCAACCTGAAGACTTGATCCACGGAAAGCAACCTGCACACCATCGGAGATGATCTGGTACCTTCTCTGGGCAACTAGTCCTGTCTTTACAGTTGACGAGTCGCTACTGTAGTACCAAGAAAACTTGGCATAACCAGGATTGCCAGCTGAGGTGACTGTGATGTTGATGGTGTCATCAGAGGCACCAGTGTATCCACCGTATGTCTTGAGCGAACCGCTTCCTGTGTTGCTGCCGCCTGCAGCAGCATCATAGACTGTTCTCTTAGACACACCAAGGGTGTTGCCCTGGTCACCAACAAGGATAGCCTCATAGACCTGTTCGTGCCCCAGCAAGACACTGGGCTTGAACAGAACTCTTGTGGTGAGTGTGAGACTTGTTACGTCTGCTTCGTCAGAGATGTCAGATGTGTACTCTGTTCCAGACGAGTACACCTTCACCTCGATGTCTTTCTTGACTACGCCTCTCAAACCGGGCGTAGTCAAATAGTATGGACTCTCTACCTGCGAAGGTGGGTCCAGAACTCCCATAGCGTGGCCAGAGACAAACTGCTCTTCCACTCCATGAATGACAAAAGAATCTACAATACGCTTGGTATCAACAAGGCCTGTAAACTCCACATAGGGCTGCGCCCCAATAGGGATGCCAGTGTCTCCATTTGCAGGAAATACTGAAGTAACTGTAGGTGCTGCCATTATGTAGCTCCATAATCTGTATTGGTTTTCGACTTACATCTTATACCCTTACAAAAAAGAATGGCCCCCCTTACGGGGGGCCATAAGGCTCTAGTATCTATTTAAAGACTAGAGGCCAGCAATCGGAGTCGACTGAACAACTTCAGCAGTGCTACCAGCAACAGTGTACTGGAGGTTGCCATCGTAGTTCTGAGCAAGAGCCGGAACGTTGCGGATAACACCAATACCCATGCCATCAAAGATCACGTTGAGGCTATAGCGCTCACGAAGCTTGATGTAGGTCTTGTCGGTAGCCTTGTCGTCCCACTCCACCAGAGTGATCTCTTCGTCACGCATCTCAAGGCCGACAGCGCCGGTCTTAATGAGGAACATGTCACCAAGCATGTTGGTGTGGTCGAAGGGAAGGTAGGGGGAGCTCATCACGCGAAGCGGGAAGGGGAAGACCTCCGAGACGATGGGAGCAGTGACATCGATGTCGAAGTCACGACCATGCTGGGGGCCAGCAGCCGAACCTGCAACGTTGTCGCCGGGGGTGACGGGAAGACCAGTCGAACCAGCGCGACCACCAAGGGTATCCCAGGGGACGTTGTTGCCGAAGGAACCACTGTAGGCCTTGATGTAAGCACCCTGACCGTGGTGGATAAGCATCTCACGCATAACCGGGTCACGATAACCAGCAAGGTAATGCAGGGGGTGCATAAGCAGGGTGTCCGGAGGGAAGCCCTCTTCGCTCATGTGAGCGTAGCCACGGAAGAGATCTTCCATGCGCATGGAACCGTTAGCAGTCATGTCACGAGCACGACCGGTGAGGGTACCAAAGAGAGAGGAGGAGGGGGAAAGGTTGTCGTACAGAACAACACCATGGTTGCGCATGTAACGTCCAGCCTTCTGCTCCTTCAGACGCATGAGAGCGTCACGCATAAGCTGCAGACCCATGGACACAAGGTCCCAGGTGCTGTAGCGAAGTGCTTCCTCAGTGAAGCCCATCTTGATACCAGACTTGCCCATGGTCACAACCTGGGAACCGTCACCACGCTGGATCATGACCTCAGGGTAATCTTCACCCTCGTCAATGTCCTCAGCGGCGACAGCGCCGATGATACCAGTGACAATCTGGGTGATGCCACCCTTCTGGTTGATCTTGGTGAACAGGCCAGAAAGAACCATGCGGGGCTCGATGGGCATGCGGATGGCCTCAGACAGAGCAACTTCCATAAGGGGAAGAATGTCGGTCGAGGTAGTGGCGTCGGCAAGAACCACGTCGCGGGGACGCATGATTAGGTTCTTCATGTCCTCAGAATCGAGAACAATGTTTTCCGAAGAAACGCGACCACGGTTCGAGAAGATCTGTGCAATGACGTTGGTCATTCCCTTCTCAGAATCAGGCAGTACGTATTCTGCATTTAGTGTCTTAAGCTTGAAAGCCATTGTATTAGTCTCCTAAGAAGGGTTACTTGACACAGAACTTGATGATAATGGTCTCATCAGCTGCGGTTTCTTCGGCCATAGTAATAAGGTCGGAGTAACCATCAGTTGCGGAACCAGGCATCTTGGATCTGGCACTGACTGCGGAGTCGTGGTAACCGGTACGAACGCGCTCTAGGCCACCACGTGGTCCCTTGAGAACTGCAAGAACCTGACCAACGATCTCACTGGAAGCAACAGTGCTGCCAGCGGCAATGAAGTTGGAGGCAGCATCGAAGGTGACAAGGTCACCAGGGCGAGCCTCACCAGCGAAGGAAACCTCAGCTGAAGTGGAAGCAACGTTAGCAGCATAGTGCGAGAAGGTGAAAGTGGTGCTGGTCGGAGTTGCGGTCCAGGCGGTGTTGAACACAACCAGGGCTCCACCCATCTCGTCAACCCAGAAGTCACCGGACTTGGAAATCTTGGCGATGGAGGAAACCTCGCGAAGAAGAAGGCCAGTAAGGCTGGAGCTAATGGGAGTGCGGCCAGCAATGTTCTTGGCAAGAACGTTAGCAGTCAGGATGACAAGTGCAACGCTGGAAGTGGCAGACAAGCCACGCTCGGAGTAGCGAGCGAACAGGGCGGCATTTGTAGCGTTGTACCATGCTCCGACAGTTGGCTGAGCGCTTGCGCCACCAGTGCCAGTAGCACCGGTACCATCAACCACCTGAGTGGCAGAAGCAGTAACGATGTGGGGGACTCGAAGAACGCCAGCAGTGCGAAGGGAAGCCTTGGCCTTGGGAGCGTAGTTCTGGAACTTAAAGTCACCAGCTTCAGCAGATCCAAGGTAGACCCAAAGGTGATCCTTGGCATGCCCAACGGGGCTGGAGATTAGAGCGCGAACGATTGCTTCGTCTTCGGCGGGACTCGGTGTTCCTCCTCCGACGCCAGGAAGGTCAGCAGCATCGTAGCCTGCAATGGCATACTTGGCAGCAGCCTCTGTAGCCATGGCAGCGTCAACTAGACCACGGTCCCAGACGGCCTGAGCCACATCACCAAGGCTGTAGGTGACAGCACCAGTGACAGCAGCACCAGTGGTAAGATCTTCGGTCTTCCAGGTGACATCGTCAGCTGAGTAGATAAGTGCTGTAGCTGAACCGGCAATAATGTCAGCAGCAATGCCAGCGGGGACAAGACCGAAGTCTCCACCGCGACACATAGCAACTGGCTTGCCCTTGGCGATTACGTAAGCGGACTGGCCGTTGCCACGGTTAGCAGTCTGGGTGAAGGCGACGGGAAGCCACTTGGCAACCTGTAGTTCAGGAACGAAGGGGTCCTGGATGTTCTCGCCATAGTCAACCTTAGGGGCAATTCGCCCCAGAAGGTTTTCACGAAGGAAAGGGGATGTATCACTTAGACGCATTGAAAACTCCTCTGCGTATTAATTACTTGAGATGGGGTGTGACATCAAAGTCACCAGGCAATCTATTACTACGTTTTAGCATAGAAATAAATGCACCCGCTGCCTCTTCTGACTGACTGTCGCGAATATGCTTGTAACGATTCACCTTCTGACGCTGGTAGTCAGTGAGCTCAGCAACTTCGCTTTGGTTGTTAACAGCATCGGTAACAGATGCAGAAGGGTTGTCGATCTTCTCAACAGTATCGACAACCTTGGTCTCCTGCTCATCACTATCCTTTAGCTCTGCAACTTCAGTCTCAACAGCTTCAGTCTTAACTTCAGCCTCTTCTGTTGCCGCATCCTCAACCACTTCGGTGGCAGTCTTTTTGGTTGACTCCTCGACGTTCTCATCTGCGTCCTTAACTTCGACAGCTTCATCAGCCTTCTCGTTGGATGCCTTGAGTGATTCGAGTTCTTCCTTCAGCTGGGCGTGATCCTTTGCAAGCTGTGCGTAGTCCTGCTCCAGCTTCTCGTCCTTGACTTCAACCTTTTCCGGTGCGAAGAGAGCAGTACGCTCCTCGTCGGACAGGTCTGCAGTCTTCACAAGATGCAGTACAGCAGCAGCACGTGCTTCAGAATCATTGAGCCCAAGACCAACAAACTTGGAAATTAGCTCTTCCATTTCTTTTGTCTCCGAGTCCTGCAGCGAATCCATCTTTGCTTGGAGACGCTCGGTTAGCAGATTGTTTAATTCGTCACTTAGATTAATCTTAGAAACAACTTCCAGAGCCATTTCTACTTGCTTCTTATCAGCGACAGGGATCTTGCGACCCTCAAACAGGAAGCAGCTATCATCCATGGTAGAAAGTGCAGTATAGCTCTCCTTGGAGCTGAGTACCTTCTGAGTCAGGATGCTATCAATTAGGTCCAACATTTCTTCAGACATAGTATCCTCCGAATCGTTTGTGTTTGTGCATTCTTGCGATTCTGCTTGTTGCATATCGCTATTGCTCTTTTTGGGGTGACCTGCTGGAAGCAAATCGTTGTCTGTATTGTACTTCTTATTCTCTGGAGACCCGCTTGCAACAAGCTTGAGGAAGGCATTGACTCTGGCCATTGCCCATCCAGCTCGGCTCATGTTCGGGCGGTGCGTCGAAGAGAACGCACCGGCACCTCTGCGCCACACTGCCTTAAGCATTCCAAGGCTGACTTTCTTGCCCTTCTTGGCACCATGCTTTTCGTTGTGCTTTTCTACCTTCTCTTTAAGAGACTTTTCAGCAGCAGCACCTACGACAATACTAGAGCTGCCCTTCTTGGCTGAGCCTTCCTTGTTCTTCTTGGAGCCCTTGATTCTCTCAGAGGGCTTTGCTGGAGTCTTGGCTCCCTTGCCCTTTTCATCCTCAATAAGATCTGAGTACCAACTGTCGCCGTCAAAGTCCTCAGTAGCGGAGTCGTTGGCCTGGGAGATCTTGATAGCCCAGTCAATGCCAGTGTTTCCGCCCCAGCCAAGCCATGCGACGTAGCCCCTATCTCTCCAAGGCTCATCCTTGAACTTGGGGTCAATAGCGGCATTCTTGCGATGCCGATTGAAAGCAGCCATTCTTTTGACAGTGGACAAGGGGATCTCTGCCTGGGAAGCAAGCTGTCTAGCTCTAGCCCAGCCGACAGGGGTCATTCCCTTAACAGCGGAGCCGTGCTCCTCCTTCCACTTCAGGACCTGCTTCGCGTTGCCACGAGCTCCAGCAGGAACCTTGAACTTCTTGGCAGCATCTTCGATCACATCTTCGGCCTCTTCGGAGTCTCTTGCTTCGGGAGAGTTGTACATGACCCTGATGATCATCTTCTCGCCCTTCTCGCCAGACTGCTCAATGTCAACCTTGCCAGACTCATGAAGCTCTCTCATCTGGGGCTCGCTGATTGTCATAGAGTGATCAAACTCCTTTTCGGGAGCCTCATCCTTTGCCTCGCATTCGCACTCGCTCTTGCCACATTCCTTGCAGGGCTCGCCACCATGGTAGTCGTTGAAGACCTCCACAGAAGACCCATCACGAAGATCAATTGGAAAGGACCAGCGCTTCTGGTTTGCCTTCTTCATGTTCTCAAGAATATCGTTACCCTCGTGATCAATCATCTGCATCGACTGAACAAAGCTTGTCTTGTTGCCAGGAATGTTCACAACAGAGATCTCTCTGGGCAGGTAGTCCATGGCAATGATTGTGTTGTATCCAGGGCCGTCTTCGACAGCATCGCCAGGATGGTGCTCGCACATATCGCCCATGGCCCAGTTTGTACCACATGTTCCACACATGATCTGGGAAGCCATTGCAGATGCGCTGAGCGTCAGGTAGCGACTGTCAAGGAACTTTTCAATTGCCTCCTTGTCACTGACTCTGACCTTTCCACGAAGCTCTGCGACACCGGGCCACTGCGCGTTCATGAGAAGACCTCTTCTGTTCATAGCTGCCTGGATCTTCTTGGGGTCGTCAGAATACATGTCCGACATAAAGGAGTTCATCTCCTTGCCGTCTCTAAAGTAGTTAGAGATTCTGTCTTTATAGTCGACCATTTCTACGGAGACAACACGGCCAAGAGGCTCAGACTCAGTGTCGTGGTTCTTCAAAAGCGGCAGAGGAGCAGGGGCTGTCCAGAGGCCCATTGAGTCTCTCTGGGCAATTGGAGCGTACACTCTGTTGTTGATTCTCTTGCCAGGGTTGGAAAAGTTTGCTGTAACAAGCAGACCCTTCGGACGACCCATCGAGTCGTCCAGGGCTGCATCCATCAGCTTGATCTTTTCCTCCTTGCTAATCTCTTGTCCACCATTGGCTAGGCCAACAGTAAAGAGATCTTTGATTGTAGCTTTAATGCTCATTTTCAAGTCTCCAAAGAAGGGTTTCTGCGACCGAACACCAGCTGACTTCTTCTCCCGTCAGGGATACTCTTGCGTCAACCAACTCAGTCCAAGTTTCTAGCTTCTCAGCTTCGTGGCCGAGAGCCAATTCATCAAGAAGCATATCCCGAGTAGTCTTTGCTGTGACCCTTCTGCCATGCTGATTTGAAGGCTCACTCCTACCTCGGCTTGACTTTTCCCCTCTTTCGAGCTTGGGATCTTTCGTGTACGAAGACCCCACTGAGCCACCATTGGGCATCACATCCTTCTTGGAGAAATTACTCACCGGGAGATCTGAAAGAATGCTGTCAAAGGGCTTTTCCGGAGAGTAGTTTGTAACCATAATCTTTGGCTCAGAAAACATCTTTTGGTGCGACCGATCAAAGCTTTCATCAGTCCATGGACTTTCTCCAAGCTTCTTTCTCGTCTCTTCCATTGTGATTACGTTGTTCTGGAACATCTGTGTAATATGGTTTTCAGAAGCTCTTTTTTCTTCTCTGTCAATTACACCAAACTTAATTTCCACATTGTCGAAGGTGTTTTCAATTGGGTAGTATCCCCCCTCCATCAACATGGGGCGAATGATGTAGAAGTTGAGGAACTGCTCTGCAACGAGAGACATTGCCTCAATATCCAGCATCATGTTCTTTGACATTGTGCTAGCGTTGGATCTTGTCGTACCAGACCCATCTCCAAAGTCCATTGCGGTCATCCCCATGCCAGCAACTACCCTTGCCTTGAAGTAGGCAAGGTAGGCCTCCATGTTGACTGCTTGGTTGGACACATTAACTGCCTTCACTTCCTGTCTGTAGTCTGAAACATAGACAGCACCNGGAGGCATGTACTCCACCTTGCGCTTAACAATGTCAACTTCATTCTTTCCATCTGGACCCGTTCTCGGCCTTGCACTTTCTGTTCCGACCTTGATGTGGTAGATGGGAAACAAATTTGTCTCAATAAGCTCCTGTACCAAATCTTCTAAGTGGCGCAAAAGACTAATGTCTTCTAGAGCTGGATAGACATCTGGCATTCCAACTGTAAACCCAACTCTCCTGTTTGCAAAGAAGTGAACAAGATTGGATGCTGGAAACTCTTGAGTGTTTCCATCTGCGAAAGTTTGCATAACGCTAATAAGCTCACCATTGCCTTTGTTCTTGAGCTTGAGGGTCTCAAAGGGCAAGGGGAAGTATCCAGCTACAGGCTGTCTTGTGGCACCAGTGTTGGTCTTGTATGGCTTTCCTGGAACCTTCTTGCTAGATCGAACAGCAACCCACATGTGGTTTTGCTGAGAGAAGAGGTCTTTGAACAGGTAAGACATCATCTGAAACCAGGGAGTCTCTGTCGCGTGCTCCATAAGGCGCACGCGCATCTTCACGTACTCCACGGCATCATTGTTTAGCCCAGTAAAATCCCAGCCAGCACAGAGAACTCTGTTGACCTTCTTCTTGATTGCCTGAGCCAATAGTGCCTCGCCATGCTCGGCAACAACAATTCTATTAAAGTCGTACTCTGGCTTGGTAAACTGAGATCTATTTCGGTGAGCGTAACTGCGAACTTTTGTCCGCACCTTAACGATACCCCCGTTGAGGGTATCGATGTTTGCGGGCAAAGAGGCTCTGTCTTCGAGGGCTCTTTCAAGCATGCCTACCTTTGCTTCGCACTTATCAAGAAAAGATTGAACGTCCATCAGACGACTCCCATTTTGTGCAGCCTGTTAATCCACTGGTCCATTCTATCTTTATCAGCTCCGTTTCTCTTGCTGCTACAACCTTGAACACTGGCGACTTGGGCACTCTCGTGGATCACTTTGATTGACCCAGGCTTGGGGTAGCTTGCTCCAGAGGCAGCAGGTTCGGGTTCTACAGCTTCGAACTTGTATTCAGGGAACTGCTCTTGCAAGAAGGGAGCGATAGAGGACGGGTCCTTTTCGACCTGCTCGCACCAGTTTTTGATGTCAGGCATTGATTTGATAATCTTGAAAACAGTAACAAGAAGTTTGATTAGGGACGTCAGGTAAAGCAATGTTTGCGTTGCCTGGATCTGGGCAGCAATACCCCCACTAACCAACTTCTTCAAAGAGTGAATAGAGATTTTTAGGTTCTGAATAAACCCAGCCACATCTCCTCTGGCTGTCCTGAGAGCGACCTCAAGTTGGACTGCCCAACTTGCAGATGCCCATTTTGGCAATGCAATTGCCTGATCAATGGTCATGTCAGAAGAAACTTCCAAGCCCGTAAACGGAACAGTAAAATCTCTCTCTGAAGAGAATCCTGATTCGTCACTGTAACCAAGGGTGCTTGAGTTGAAGATGCTTCTATTCCTCATTTCATCGACCCCTTCAAGATCCTCTGTGTTGCCAATTTTAGCCGTAGCTACTTTGGATGCGAAGGAAGACCCTTGGGTCTCAAAAGAGCTTTGTTTTCCTGACAGGAAGCCAGTGGTGTCGACTCTGCCAGCCTCTCCAATGTTTACGCTAGAAGATCCATCAACGCGAGATAGAGTATTGTAGATAACTCTGGACTCTCCGTATACGGGGTCGGTGTAAGCTTCATCGGAGTTCCATGGGTACAGAGGCTCCTCTTCGGAGGGGGTTTCGTCGATAAGTCCAAACTCCCGAGAGAAGTCAGGGACGTCTTCATTAAACACCCCTAGCTCCTCTTGTGGTCTCCCGACATATGCATCAAGAACTCCATATGCCTCTCCAGCTTCCTGTTGGATTGACCCAAGAGTGCCAATGGCTCCAAGCATGCAGTCTAGGATTCCGAACACAAGGGTTTCAACCCAACCAAGAATATGACCAACTGCATCAAAGATCACAGACAATAGAGGGCCAAGAACTGCAGTCCAATCCAGTCTGATCTTCAAAAGGTTCCCCGCTCTGAGGCGGAAAAGCATTGTCAAAGCCTGAATCATAATCAAGATGTCTTGGGGGCAAGTAAGACCGCCCATGCCTTCCAACAAAAGACATATCTGAGAGATAGGTCCAACATCATCAATGGCAGCTTCAATGTTGTCAATCGCCATGTTGATTTGTGCAATCAAATCCTGCAGGGGGGTAAGCCACTCAAGGGGTGCCAACTGCCATGCTTCAAGTGGGCGAAGATTACAATTCAGGCACTCTTCCAGCCAGCTCCCTGTTGCTGTGTCTCCAAAGCCATTGTAGACATCCTTTAGCGAAAGGTCGCTGTCGTCATCATCATCCATTGAGTAGTCACTAGGCTCGCTGTCTACGACAGAGCGAGCCGAGTCTGTCATTCGATCCATTGCACTTAGCGGGCCATTCAAGGTGACCATAATAGCAGAGCGACTGGCCTTTCTTAGAGCAGCTTTCTCGTACTCCTCAATAATTGACTGCAGCATTCCAAGCTTTACATTGTCACGCATCACCCTGCTCCAAATCCTTTTCGTATCTTTCCAACTGAGATCTTGCCCCAGTCATGCTTTCTAGGTCAATCAGTCCTGGATCTATCTTCAACTCTTCCATCAGCTTTCTCATAATCCTTTTGAAATCACTAATATGGATGAAGTCTTTCATCGCGCTGGGGTAAATGCTTTCTTTGTAGCTTTCCTCAATGCGCTTGTCTTCCTCATCATCACTGAATTCAGAATCAAATATAGACATATCAATTGCCTTGCTGTGGTCGGAAAAACAGCAAGCCCCTGCTTTCGCTGAGACTTGCTATACATTAACACTACTATAGTGCTCACTTGCCTTTGGTGTGCTTTCTAGCAGATGCATCCTCCAGCTCGGCTTTCATCCTGATGGCTTCTTTGTAGTGCTCTGGTGTGACGACTTCGTGCTTGCCACCGAAGATCTTGCGCATGGCCCTCTTCAGGGGCCTGCGCTTTTCGATGTTCAAAACGAATCTATCGCCAGAGCCTTCCACCCCAGAAGCTACATCAACTCTTTTCTGAACTGATGCAATCCTTTTCTTGGTAGCATCAATATTTTTACGCAGAGTTTCAAGAGCCTCCTCAACCAGAGCTTTGTCTTCCTGTGTGTTTGGAATTCCTGCTGGACGTTTTCCTGTGGAGCTAGAAGTATTCTTCAGTGACTCCATTCTTTTGTCGGCATCTTCAACAGCTTTGCTGTCATCCTGAACAGCTTCAGTAATCCTTGAATCCGTGGGGGACCACTGAATCTTTTCAACTTTGTCAAGGGAGGGAAGGGGTGCGTCAGACTTGTTGAAGGTAGACATTATGGTACGACGTGGTCTTGGAATGTGCAAACAAAACTGATATCAGTTCTTAGTTGGGAAAGAGAAAATCCAGCTGGGCAGAAACACCTAATCCAAAAAGGATGAAAGGTAGTGTTGTCTCCAGCAGTCAGAACACCAATGTCTGGAATGTTGATTGCGGTGTTCACAGGGGCTGCATCCCACTCTGCCTCTGTTGGCTGTCTCGAACCATAGTAAAGCTTGATGCTGAATCCAGAAGCACCGAAGGTGCCAGTGTCCTGGTTGATTGCAACAGAGATATTTGTGTAGTATGTCCCTGTGTCATCATTTCTGATATAGATCTTTGTTTCCGAAATACTGCCAACTGTGGCATTCATTGACTCTCTGATTTCTCCAGAGCTAATGCTTGCCAAAATGTTGCTGTCGTTGTAGAAGTCTAGCGCCATGGTTACCTCTTATCGATGCAGCATGTTACCACGACCGCTATTGAGTCGCCCACTGCTTAGGTTCTTGCTCTGGTAGCCCTGACCCTGCCCTCTTTTGTTATTTCTATATCCTGCGGCAGCCCCAGCCAAGCCAGCTCCAGACATGTATGCTGCCCTTCTCACACCAGCACTGTGGAATCCACTTACACTGCTATCCATCATATCTGAGAACTTCTGGCCTTTTTGACCAATCTTCAGAGCAGTATTGTGCACAAAGCCACCTTCGTCGAAATTACTATGTAGGACTTTTTCCCCAGCACCAATTGCCCCTCTAGCTCCTCTGTTTGCAGCCATCAATGTTGGCTGGTACATACGTCTTGCGACTGCACCACCAAAGGCTCCAGCTGCAGCCCCCTTTAGCATGCCGCCCATCTCTCCATCAGATGCAATACCACCAGTAACTGCGCCGACTCCTGCACCAGAAAGCATGGTGCTCGCAAGTCCACCGATTCCTGGATTTGCAAACATTGGCAGTTCTCTGAAATTTTGAGGTGCAGAAGTCGGTAGCTTCGATGCGGGTGACGTAAAGCTTCCAATAAAATCATCGAACACTCTTCCATAAGCGTACATAACTAAACTCCTTAAAACTTCCTGCCTCTGCCGCCTCGTCCACGACGAGACCCTCTGGAGGCGAACCCACCGGAAGCAGCAGGTCCACGACGACTGCCCGAAGGCTTGTTCATATAACTGTCATTATCATACCCTGTAATATCTTTGTAGGCTCTTCGCTTGAGCGCAGAGATTCTACCATCCATCTCCTGCAGGGTTCTGTCAATCTGGCCACTCTTTGCTTCTCTGCTGTACACATGAGAGTCAACAGCAGAAGCCTTGTCTTTGATAATGCCGTTTCTTTGCATGATTCTGTGGACTACACTTTTGCCCATTTCATCTGGCTCAATGTTGCCACTTCTCATATTATATCTTTGTTTCATTTCGTCTCTGGTGTACATCTCGGATGGGACAAACTTGTTTGCCTTCTCTTCTGAATACACAGATTTCTTTTGATGAATCCCAACAAGCGATAGCATAAACGCATCAAGTCTGTGGTCTCCAATCTTCTTTGAGTCAGAGCCATAGACGGGGAGCCCACTCTGGCTTTCCTTCTTGACAATGTAATGAATCAACTGGTCATACAATCTTTGGTCTTCATATGGGAAGTAGATAGATCCAAGCTCCATTACATTCTGTGCGTTTTGTACAAGGTACTGCTTGCTTTTCTTCTTGATTGGCGAGCCGTCAATTGGGCTCGCCAACTCCACATTGCTAGCAAAGTCATAGGGCACAAGGATGTCAACTAGCTTTGCAAGTGCCTTTTCTCTTGTAGTTGTTGCACCTCTTGTGCGCACAGCGTGAGCCATGTACTGAAGATCTTCGATCAGGTGGTGTCCATAACCCTTGTCCGCATAGATCCAATCGCAGTCATGCTTGATCTGGAGCCTGATGACTTCGTTCTTGTAAGCTTGACTACTGAACTTTTCGTAAGGGATATTGCTTGCGTCAATGACCCACCACCTGCGCCCCCTCATGTCAAAGGCGATGACAACGTACTCTGAGCCCGCAGTCTTGTTCCAGTCGATCCCCATGACAACCATACAGTCTTCTTTCTTTACACCTGCAATGTTTCTCCACCACTGACTGTCATCTGTGTTTGCATAGCTATAGTCTTTTCTTGCATTGGCAATCCAACTTCTTTTGAAGACACCATAGTTGTCATCAATAAACTTCGCCAACCACTCTGCCTTGAACTCAGTTGTCGGGGTGTCATTCACAAGCTCTGCTTCTTCAGACTTCCAGTTACTTAGAACTGTTGAAGGGAAGTAAAACTCTTTCCAACTCTTGTTTGATGTGCAGTACTCCTTGAACAATCCTGGCTTACCAATGGGGGTCGAAGACACCCACAAGCTTGTGTCTGGGTAGGACATGGTGATCGGGCGAATAGACGCATGCAGTACACTTTCTGCAACCATGTCCATCTCGTCCACTACGATGACAGAGCCTGACATACCACGAGCGGCTCCACCACCGGAGCCGTCGCTTTTAGTGTTTGTACCTGCAATAACACCAGTGATAATTCCACCATTGCGGAACTTGAAGGTGTACGCAGGCGACCTCTTGTACAGGGTTCCTGTTGCTGCGGATCCACTCTGGACCTCTGCAACCAGGTCTTTGGATGCACGCAGAAGTGCTTCAATCTGGGGGAAGATAGTCTCAGAGAGCTGGGCTTCCATGGGGGTGGCGACAAGCACCTTCGGTGCAGTGTATGTCATCTGACCAGTGGTGTGATCAATACCAGAAACAACCTTCTTGGTGAACACAGAGTGCAGGATCTTTAGACACATAATGAATGTCTTCCCAGTACGGCGTCCCTGGCGCAAGGTCATTCTCTTTGCTGTGCATCTCATCTCTTCTTTCTGATGAGGTCTCAGCCTCCACTCGGCCATACTGTTGTGGTTTCCATCCTCGTCGAGGCCATCTCTGTAGTCTCTGAAACCAAAGTGAAGCTCTGCCCATGCCACAGCGTCGTATTCAGACAAGGCTGCACGAACTGCTTCCTCCCTGGGGACTCCAGCCTCCACCATTGCTTTGATGACACCTGCAACTTCAGGCGGTGCCTTGCGTGGGACAAAGTCACACTTCACATAGAAACCATCTTCTGGGTGCTTTGCATCGCCTCTGAAGCCTTCATACTTGGCAATCTGTCTGAACTGGCAAGAGATACACATGTCGTGCACGTCATCTTTTAGTCCGTACTTTTCTTTGGCCCAAGCGATATCCTCGGCAGGGGGAACCGTGCCAAGCTCTTGGTACTTGACCTCGTACTTGCCTTGGATGCTTTGCTTTACGCTGATTCCATCTACAATTTGTTTGACTCTTGAAAGTTCTGGCATGGCTTACTTGAACACTCTCTGTGAGTGGTGATACCTGGTAGCAGTCATTCCATAAGCTTCATTGATCTGCATTCCAAGAGAAGCCCTGTGTCTGTGCGCCATCTGCGCAGCAGTGGCGCTTCTTCCGGAATTAAACGCAGCTAGATCCCCAGCTGTGTTAATCATCTGTCTATCTCTTCTAAATCTTGCACCTGCGATGAGACCTGCCATTCCAAACTGTGCCGACTTGTATGTTGCGTAGCCAGCTGTCAGGGCAACAGCGCTACCTGCCGCAGCAAAGGCGGCTAGGGGGTGTCGCGCTGCAAGCCTCATTCCGGTACCCATGCCTGCGACAGCAGACCTGCCAGCGCCCATTGCAGCCGTACCACCGGCCTTCATGTATCCACGAGATGCTGCATCATGCAGAAAGTTCACTCCAGCTGCTTGGGCTGCCCCACCTGCATAAGCACCTGCCATCTGTCCAGCATACATGCCAGGAGCCCCGCCAACAGAGCCGACAATACCACCAACCGCAGAGCCAATTGCAGGTCCGATAAAGGAGCCCACCTGCGACATCATGTTTGTAGCGTACCTAACTTGGTTTGAAGCATTGGTAATCTTTGGCAAAGCTCTGGTTGAAGCTGCAGAAACGGCAATGTCAGTGCCAAGCATTCCAGCTGCACCCATTAGTCCATGCTGAGAAAATCCAATCCCCAGCGACAGAAGGGTAGTGCCGCCTGCAACGATACCCATGCCCACACCCATCTTTCCACCTGGGGTGTGCTGCTCGAAACCTGTTGTGGCAATGCCTCCTATGCGGCCATCTCCGTGGATGTCTACAGCACCACCCATAAAGCCCATTTGGGTTCCCCCACCCTCAAGTGAGGAAATTGGCGTACCACCCATGGTGATCGCAGCACCCATGACTGACTCTCTGCGAAGAGTCTGCTTCGCCTTCGCCCACGTACTAATTCCTTCTGACATATGTCACCCCTATCTCTTGATACCAATATACTTGTTTGCCATCTGCTGCATGCGAGCCATGTCGTCTTTTAGCTCTTGACTGTAGTTGCTTAGTCTTGCTTTTCTCTTCGACAAGCTTCCTCTCATTGCCTCTTCTGTAAACTTATGCTCTTGGAAACTGCTATATGTCTTTGCAAGATGTTGATTCATCTGGGCAAAGCGTCCGGACTCCAAAGCCCCCTGTGTGCCATAAGCATGCTTTTTGCTGAACTGGGTTGCATCGTGCATAAGCTGCCCACTGTAAGACTGCCAGTCTTGAGACATCACTGTTAACGGACCAGTTCCAGTTGGCACCGTAAAGGTGCCGAACTGCAAAGAGTGCCTCTGTAGGAACTTGGCAGTATCTCTTGAATTCCTTCTCATGTCAGAAAGATTCATCTGCATGTCCATCATAGGCTTGTTAATAATTCTTACATTCTGATCGGCATTGAAATATCTCTCTAGCTCAAATGGAGTCATCTGCAAGGCCATGCCAATTGGAGTCCTGTTTTGCAGGGCCTCTATGGCGTCTGTATTGCTTCTGACATGTCTGTCCTGGCGGAACTGCTGCTCCTCTCTTTCAAGCGTCTGATTGGTGAGTGTAGCAGTAGAGGACACAGGCCCTCTATACGGCGAACCAAAGTCACTGTATGTATTCTGGGCCATGATGCCCTGTGAGTACATTCCAGAAAACCTAGCCTGACTCTCTATGTAATCATAGTAAGAGAAGCTTTCAATTGTGTCTTTGTTCTCTCCAAACACAGATGTACCCGCAGAAAGGGCAGCACCAACTGCAGCGATGCCACCCATGCCGATGGCAAGCTTGACGCCAGCCTTCTTCATCTGACTGGCGGAAAGATCTAGGTTGTAACCCATCTTCTGGGCCTCACCATCAAGTTGCCTTGAAGCAATTACTGGATCCCTGTTGACAAGCTCGTCCTTCCTTCTTTCAAACATGTCATTCATTTCTTGCTCTGCATCAAACAGGGCTTGCTCTGATGACTGGTAAGACGCCGCAGACTGATGATTGATATTCGGCGTCCTTGGCCTCATCTCTTCATGAAGCTCATCAATGTCTGCATTCGACAGGGTGGGGTATGCTGCAGTCTTCTTCAGGTGCTCTGCCAACTCATCAGTAGAACGCAGGTTTACATAAGCATGCTCAACCATGTTCATCTCTGCTGCATTGCCAGCAGAGTCAATGACGCCTCTCTTGTAGACTCTCTTCGAATGGCTTCTCGTTGGGATTCTTCCTTTTTCTTCAATGTCTTGGTACCCTCTTTGAAATCTTTGTTTAACTCTAATTCTCTCAATATCGGGGACCACTGTCTCAGTCATGCTGAGTAGTTGCCTAGCATCATGGTAGAGGCCCTCACCTCGGGACGCTTGCTCCTTCAGCATCTCACCAGCCTCAGTGCCCAAGTGCACCTCCCTCATTGCTGCAGTCATCTCTATCTGACGCCTGAGCATAGGAGTTTCATGAGTAAGTGCATCCTCTAGGGCTCTGTGCTTCTCTGGGTCCATTAGGGCCTTCATGGCCATCTCAGGGTCCTTCTCATCCATGGCAAACATAAGCCTTGTCATGACGTCGACGCTGGCAACACTTGACTTCTGATTGTAGTCTCCTAGCTTCCTCCCGTAGTCAAACATGGCTCTTGTAACATCCTGGATGTCTCTTACTACTACTTTGCCTGGAATTGGCTTGGTGTGTTCTAGATAAGACTCAAAGACTTCAGTGTAGTCTCCAAAACCAGTCTGTGCTTTGGCAATGGCTTCGTTTACTTCTACACCCGTTACGTATCCAAACTCTTTTGTTTCTGGTGTGTATGTTTCGAATGTTCTTTTAATTTTCTCCATTTGCAAGCTTGCATCAACACTTTCGCCTGCTTCTAGTTTCTTATAATCATTATAGGGGAGTAGGTCTTTTAAATTTGCTTTTTCAATATCTGACATTGCATTGAACTTTTCAGGGAGTATGGTCTCCACGTTGCCTGCTACCATTGCAGATAGTTGCTTAGTATTGTGCACAAGCAAACCATTTGCAACGAACTCCCCAGTAGAGACCTCAATGTCATACACAACCCTTTCGCCTGCATCTTCCTTGGCCTTGACTATGGTCCAGAAGAAAGAGCTCGACTTTCTGTACAGCTCTGAATCAAATAGGTCACATTTCCCAATGTACTCCATTGTCTGATCAAGCCAGTCTTGGGCATAGGACTTGTCTCTGGTTAGGTCTCTTGTCAACCTTTCGTTGATAAGCCACTTGTGATGCTTGGTATCATCAGTGTTCTCTTTGCCAGACCATGCGGACACCAGTGTGTCAAGAGGCATAATTGTCTTTGGCACTCTTCTTGCCGATCTTGTTCGCAGCTGGCTGGTCCAGACAATTTTGTTGAGCTCTCTTGGAGAGAACCTCAAGCAGTGCTCTCGGTCCCAAGAGCAAGCAATATCTGCTCGCTTGAGCAGCAAGAACACTTGCTTCCTTAGCTTCTCTGACAGATGCTTAAAGTGCATGACCTTGGCCCTACCCTTGCTCATCAGCCCCGCAAGGAGCAGCCCCTTCAGGAAGGCTGCGAGCTGACTGTCGCTGCACCTCATTAGCCTTCTCGGGATAACCTTCTTGGAGGCTGGCCTCTTCCCAAGGCCAGCTCTTTTCAGTAGCTCAACAGGGTGACCATGAGTGCAAGAGTCTGGCTCGCACTTGTGAATGCATTTCAACTCGTAGTGATGCTTGTGATGCTTTGACCTGAACCATGCTGTGCTTTCTGTTTCGGGGAGCAGAGGCAGGTTCTTGGTGCTCTTCTTTCTGATTGTGAACTCATTGCAGTTGGGAACTCCTCTGGCAAGCCACACGCCCAACAGCAGGTACTCTTCTTCTGAATACTTTTCATTCTCTTCTAGATCCATCTTATGGGAGCTTGTAAGCATGTAGTCGCCGACCTTTACATCCTCGACATACTTCCACCCACTGTCGGTAAACACTTTGTGCTTCTGAGATGCAGTAAGTGGCAGTCCATGCCCAGTGTGCAGAGTACTGCACTGCTTCTTACCTTTCTTCACCAGCTGTACGCCCTCGACGATGGACGCCGACCTGTATGGGCCTTCCTCTGGCTCACACCCAAGTAGCTGCTGTCCGCTCCATTCCTGAAGCTCAATGATGCTTCCATCAGCGCACTGAACCAATGTGTCAGCAACAAGACAGTCGAATCCAACATTGGCCCCCCAGATAACCCTGCCCTGAAGGCCTTCGAAGAAACTACTTGTGGACTTTGTGATATCTTCTACACTGACAAGTGGAGCGTTGGTGGGCTGAAGCTCAATCTTTGCATTGGGTAGGGACCTCTTCAGTGCCTGCTTTCTTTCTAAGTTCACTTGACTAATGTGCTCCTGGGAGGCGTCTGACAGACCAAGATGCAGATAGTCATCCTTTCTTTTGCCCAGCCAGCTTTTTAGGAAGTCTTCGGACTCGGTGTAGCCTGGGCCATGTCTATGCTCAATGACTTCCTTCCAAGAGTCCATTTTAAATGTTGATGCAGTTTCTCCTGGTCTATGTCTTAGCCTAGACATGTCTTGGTCATACATGTCTTTTAACTCTGTAGTATTCGGCTCCAAGAGGTACTCTCTGGCTGACACAGGCATGCCTTTCGCAAGGTTGACAGTTGCAATTTCATGGATGCCAGAGCCCCTGTCAATGCCCATGGTTTCAGTGTCTAGCACTGTGGCACTATCCAACATTCTTTCCATTAGATTCTGAACTATATTCTTGGCATCCATGTTTCACCTTTCTGTCACATTAACAAGCACCAAGTTGCCAGGATGCCTTGCTGGCCCGCCCAGTCCACCTGGGCGAGGCCATGTTGTCTCTTGGATATTCTATCGCATCACATTTGATGCGATAGCTTAATATCATTCTCTCACATTAAGCGATGGCTTATTTAAGAACGAACACACGATTTTAGTGATGTTCACCCTACAAGTCAAGCCGACAGCCTATCGGCCAAGCATGGTGGTGCTCAACACACGATCTAGATCTTCAGGTCGTCTTCATACTCAGCAGCAGCAGTGACATCAATCACCATTCCTTCCTTCATCTTATTCAAGGTTGTAGATACGATATCAACGAGCCTCTGTGTGTCGGAACCTGCTCTCTTGTGCTCAGCAATCTTAGCCATGTAGTCAGCCTTCTTTTCTCTTGTTGCCATCAGGGAGTCCAACAGCTTCAGTCTTCTTCTCTCTAGTGTGTCAAGCACTCCCACTGCAGGGTGAACCTTTGTAGTGGTACCAATGAGAAGTGGAGAGCCATCGCCATCCATGTCGAATGCCTTGTCAGAGTAGGTCTTGTCAGTCAGCATGAAGTCTGTACCAAACCCTTCGTGGTCTCCCGTGGAGAGAACAATCTGTGCCCTTCTCTTAAGCACATCAATCGTGGCCAGCTCCTGTGCAGCGCCACGATCAGTAACACTGTCAAGATCGATGAAGAGCTCACTGCAGTACCCAATGTACTGCTCTTCGTAGTACTGCCTTTCAACAACGCACTCCAATCCAATGGGGTAGTGCTCTGGCTTGCCAGGGTCAATCTTGCCACCAACTAGCCTCTTGGGAATGGTGCAATGGTTCTTGAACTTGCAGGCTACGAAGCCGGGGCATAGCAAAATGGCCCCGGCTTTCAAACCAGTCTTGAGCCTACGATGCTGTCTGTCAACCCTGAGCCTCACCTCTGTGGGCATCTGCTGCACATACTGGTTGAACTCATCTTCGGGATCGTTCATCAGTGCAGAAAGCGATGCCCTGGTCCTGGCCAGCTTGGCCCTGTCACTTCTTTCGGGCAAGCTCTCTTCCGGCTCTTTCGGGTCTTCTTCTTTCTCGTTGTCCCATTTGCTCATGATTACTCCTGCACTGGCATGGTGGTGGCGAACATACTAAAAAGCATTTCTAGAAAGCACCAAGGCTTCAACATGGTCAAGCCTTAGTCTAATCTGCTGAATTAGATCAATGATCTTTTTCGCCTCATCATCCATTACGTAGGCCTTAATGGTGGCTCTTGCATAGCGACAGTCTTCGCCATGGGCGCTGCTGTCCACAAAGCCCTTCCACCTGTACAGGTGCAGGTGCTGAATTCTTCTGCTGATTAGCTCTAGCTCTTTCAGGGACTTCGAACCCTTTCTGAATAGCTCAATCATTGTTTCTCTCTCATTGTGCCGATGTTGTCGCGTGTTCATCGCCCGATGGGCGAGCACACGAAACTAGGTTAGTTAACCCTTTGATACTAGCATGTTGAGGTAAAAAAGATATAGATGAGTGCAGCTGGTCTAGGGGATTGTGGGCCTTGATAGGGGTAAATTGAAAATGAATTATATTGGGGCAGAGGTATATATATATACCACATAGGTGCCCCCATACGTATTGGGAGCCCACCCCTTTTTTTTTACGGCTACTTGTCTTCGGACTTGTAGAAAAAGGCGCGCTGTGCCTACCATGAAAACAGTTAGACCAAACTCTGGTGATCGACAATGTCGTGACCTGTAGAGCTTGCCGGGTGTCTTTGCAATTCTGCATTGTCCTGGCCATCCTGATGGTAAGGGATGTCTCAAAAGCAAAGCAGTGATCTTCGATCCGATGAGTGAGGTCTGGCAACAACATGCTTCGGCGTGGTGATGTACTGAGGGGCAATGTCTTGGATTCGTTGGGTTCAAGACACCTCTTGGTGCAGATTTATGTTGCTAATTCTATTGCATAGTTTGCATGGGCCTTCGGGCTTATGTAGATACAGCAGTACTGAACCCTTTTGACGAAGTCACTGGGGACGTCATCGTGGCGTCGTAGATGAGGACACATCTATTAAAGTATTGCTGGGCAAGTAGGCAGGTGCACTTGTGCGCAGAGTCTGATCATAATGATCCTTGGTTAATACCCAAAGGTCTGGAGATTACTCTGTTCCAAGGTGAACTGCCAACTGTGGTAACACATAGCGTATCTTGAACGAAAACAAGTTGACACACCGATGGGATCGGTACAAAGGGGCAGTGGAAGCCCTGAGCCAGTGTTGTAAAGGTTACTGTTCTCCTATTTGGTAGGGAGGACGAGGGGCATTGCTCTGACTGTCGCGATACTCCTTCGGGGGTAAAGTTGCAGAAGGTGCTTTGTCCTTACCAACGTAGGAACAACCTTAACGCTTTAGCGGGCGGAATAAGGGGAAATGGTCCACGGTGCGAGCATGACGGCACCTCTACGTTGAATGGCTACCCACAGATGTCATTAAGTGGAAGACTTACCTATCGATAGGCCTGCCCAACGGGGGCTTTTCTGGATTAGCAACCCAGTATCGAGCAAAGTCTTTAAAAGAAGCAAAGGTTAAGGAGTCCGTAGGAGGTGGTGAGAGCCCTCCGGGTTTGACAGTACTTTTCACTGTCGGGGTTTCCCAGTTGTGTCCCCGCCTTACACACTGGCCATCTATGGAAATAGACAGTACCCATGCTGCTTCATGGACCCGGCCTTGTTCTCTCTGGCTTGAAATACGAGACTGACTCTTGACTGCTGTGAACGCAGGTCACTACTGACGCTTCCACGAAGGGATAAGCTCCTTCCAAGCTGACTGGATGGTCAACAAGTGGGGTCCAAGGCCCACAACCCAGCTATGGGTAAATAGCACCGGTCGTCTTGGCCAAAGCCTACTGCTACATCAGGTTATTAATGTAGTAAAAACCACCCGCCCTACTAAGGGCAATTAGGAGACAACATGTCTGTTCTCGCAATCCCGTCCGTCGCTGCCATCGTCCTCGTCGTCCTCGCCTTCGCCTTCATGTTCATCTTCCTGGGGGACCTGTCCCTCGTCACCAAAACCGACCTTCGGGTCAATTGGGAGCCGACAGAGACCTTCGAAGATATGCTCACCCGCACCAGCTCGGAGTTTAACGACTCCCTGGACAACTGGGAGGTGTTCGAGGACCCCACCGCCCTGGTGGAGCCCAAGAACGTCAAGGCCGTCGAGACTGCAGCCCTGATCGAGCAGGTGGAGGTGCTCCCCGATGGGAGCCTTTGGATCACCCTCGTCGAGGTCGCCCCCACTCCCCTGGAGGTCGAGTCGATCTCCCTTCGGGATCGCCTGTTCGGTCGTCCGGAGCCTGTCTACTTCGTGTAGGCAGTAGATAGATAAAGAAGAAGGCATTGCATCCATATGGGTGCATGTAAGTCCTTTTTATTTGAGGACCATAGCTACATGTGGTAGCTGTGTTCTCGAAAACTCGTATGTACTGGAGTACAACATGTTTGACCGCTTTCTCGATGTCGCCATCTTCCTCTCTCTCTTTGGTGCACTGGCAGTGGGG